TAAATCGTATGTTGTCCTCTGACATTGTTCTGCGACACTCATTGAAACTCTTGTTGTATCAATTAATGCAAATTCTTTTTCGCATGCTTTGCAAACTTTATCCCAATCAGCATATCCAATTTCTTTACTCATAGTCCTTAGCCCATGCTGAACCACTTGCATCCCCAACTGCTTTAATTCTTGCTCTTGATGCTTTTTGTTCGTCAGTAAACTCCGGTTTTGTTTCAACTCCCGCTTCTGTTTCTCCTCCTAGTTTCTCTCGGGCTTTTGCATTTTCATTTTCAGCAAGGGCTTGGTTAATCCTTTCTGTATTAGCGTTAAGTTGCTCAACTCTTTCATCTGTTGCTGACTGAATCCCAGTTCTAGTGTCTTCTGTTGGCTTAGATTCTTCTTTAATTTCTTCATCCATAGTTATTTACCTCCTTTCAATGCTTAATTATCTTGTCTAGTGGAATCACTACACCCATAGCGAGAGATATAATAACGATAAACAGCTTTAACATTGTGCCGTTGTATCCTAATATCAGTGCTGTAACTTCTGCTACTGTCAAGCAGCCCATCCCAACACAAATTATCCTCCAATCTATTTGTTTTTTTTTATCTGTCATTTATTCTATTCCTATTAATGTTTTTTGAAAATCAATTTGTCTCTGTGTTCCCTCTGCTCCGGTTAAAAGCAATTTTCCGAATGGCCATAAGAGAGGATTAATTGCGACAGAGACTTTGATAAATCTTCTTGCTGTATTGACAGCAATTTGAGAATCATCTAATCCTTCCTTTGCATCTCCGACAGAGATATTCCCAAATCTCACATTCTCTGCAGTATCTCTTGAGAAGATTGCAGCTGATTGTAAAATATTATCTGCAGCATACCATGTAAATAATGTTTGAGTTCCAGTCACTGCTGCAACTCCGGCTTTATGTCTTAATGCAAATCCAGCTCCTCTTTTTACAACGCTCATTATTGTGACCTTATCCATGGCTGCTAATTGTTTTGCCAGTCCAGTTGCAGTTTTTGCAGAAACTCCAAACGCTCTCTGTGTTGTTAATTCAACAGTCTTTCCATAAGCTCCTTTTTGAAATGCTGTTCTTGTAATGACTGCTTTTCCACTTGCAGCTTTTCCAGCTCCGAGAAACTTTGCCATGTTTGGAGCAACCTTTCCAACGATTCCAGTCTTTGCTATTACTCCTCCAACCCCAGCCAGCACTCCAGTCGCTATGAATTGCTGAACATCCGGGTCTTGAATTAATCTTTTACTTGGGTCTATTCCAAAATATTCTTTTGTTGCAGAGATTCTTTCCTCGCTGAATCCTTTTCCGCCCAATGCTTGAACTGCTTTACTTCCAGCTTCTATCGCTCCAACTGCTAGTTTCTTTGAACCTCTAACTACTCCTCCCAAAAGCGGAATTTTGTCTCCGATTCTTGATATGTTTGTCCCGACTGGTTGTTTTCTTTTACTTTTATCTTGTAGAATTTTTGTGTTTGCTGCGCCTTGTGATTTTGATTCGCTCCTAGCTTCTTTCAATGTGATTGTTTCTTTTTTCTTCTTCTTCTTTCCGCCATATAATTTTGTCATTATTGTTTTTCCTCCGGCTCTGCTGATTGCCCCGCTGTAGTTTCGCTTGAATCTATATTTTCTCCGCCATCCTTTTTCTTGTCAGATAATAAATTGTTTTCAACAGATGCTGGAAACTCTAGATTGATTACATAGCCTAATTGATTCAAAACATTTTCCTCAATAAATAATTGTTCTTTTTCTATGATTTGCTGAAAAGCCAAATATGTCACGGTCACTGCTTGCTCTGTAAATCCGCCAGTTCCTCCGGCAATAATCTTTGGCACTTGTGCTTCTTCGTAGAATTTAGCATCTAACATCTCAATCCATGAAATAGGATTTAGAGTTGAGTTTGGCGCAACTGCAATTAATTCACTTTCTGAAACATCAAAAGGTTCATAGACATTTGCAGAAACTCCAGTCACTGAATCCATCTTTGCTTTGTAGGCTGCGATTTCAGATGGGATGTCTGTTTTCAATTTGAACTTCCAACGAGGAATTACATTTAGATGTATTGCAACTTGATTATCTGCCATGGCTTCATTCTTCATTAAAATAATTCTCACGAGTGGTTGCGTTATGCTTGTTCCATGAACTTGGTCGGCAACTCTATTTCTTGCTAGATGAAACATTTTGTCCGGCATAATTATATGAGGTTTCTTTCCTTGAGTTTTAGAATTCTGTTCATATCTTTTTATGATTCCTTTTCCATTAACAATTATTGCGATTGCTCCGGGGTCTAGTGGTTTTAAGTTTAGCAAATCTCCGTCGTCATCTAAAACTATTTCTGCAAACGCATCTCCTCCAATATGAAAATCCCTAATTAAATTTCCTAGGATTGAGTTAAATGTGTCCTTACCCCATCCAGCTGCATGATTTAAAATTACGGTTGTCTCTGGGTCTGCCTTGAATCCTTTTCCGACAGTCCATGTTTCTTTAGAATTGATAACAGAATTCAATTCCGGGATTTCATTATAATATGCAAACCATTGTGTCCAGTTTCCATTCTCCCATTTGAATTCTTTTCCCTCTCCTTGCGCATCTGTTGTTTGAGCATCAACTTCAAAAGCTGTGTCAGAATTCTTTGTGGTTAAATCAGTTACACTTGTTGAGCTTATTTTATTATCTGGCATTTTATGTTGGTATTACATACGGCACATGGAAAGTCATTTGCGTAGATAAGTGTGTTAGAGATGCAGGAAGTCCATTTGCTAATCTTGCTCCAGTGGTTAAACCGATTGGTTCTTCTGGAGCTGTTACTCGAAATGCTCTCCCTTGTGGGTCATGCCCAATAATTATCCAACATTCTAATGGCGCGCCTTTGCCACTAAACCATCCCTCTACTGTAATTCTTAACTTTTCTCCTTTTTTAAAATGTCTATTAGTTGCAATGTTCGCCCTTACAAGATGCGTTCTTGCAGAACCTAAAAGTCCGTCGGTTTCTATCTCGCTGGTAGTAGTCACAGATGTTCCAGTTCCCAATAATGTTTCAGTCGCGCCATCCCAATGACTTGCTTTTACAATTACATAATAATCAAATTCTCTTGCACCTGTAGTGCTGGCATAAATTCCCATTGGCACGCTTGCTAGCAAATCTCCCTTTATGTTTTTTGGCAAATTATATTCTATATCAAAATCAAAATCAAAATATTTTGTGGCTGTTGCTGCAACGGTCTGCTCAATATAACTGGCTATTTCTTCGGATGCAATCGTTGTGCCAACTGCAAGATATTCTCCATTATCTCCTTTCGCTCCATAATATACTTCAACTCCAGTTCCCTCTGCAACATCAAAATAATCATAGTTTGCTAAATACTCCGGTCTTGACGGGAAAAGGGTTGCAAATGGCAAACTCATATTAAATTCTCCAATCCGAATTCTATTGAATAACCTTGCTCCATGCTGTTTTGATTTATGTTCATTCCAAAACTAATTATCTCGCCCAAGATTCTTCCCCACTTCCCAACTCTCATTGCCGGATTTATATTTATTAAAACATACTCTCCCAAGATTTGTTCTTCTAGCCATCTTTGACTTTTCACTCCGCCAACTTCTTTCATCTCCGGGGCTGCAATGTTTGATAATCTGATATTAACTGGTTTCTCTCTCTCGCTCCATTTGACTTTGACAGTGTCTCCATCATGCACATCAACAACTTCTCCCCAAAAATCTTCTGTGATTTGTTTGTGTGGAGAATCAAAATAATAGAATTGCATTTGGTTGTTTGTCAGTTCGGGAAAATTTTTAAAATCATGTGGCATTATGCTTCCTCATCCATGAATGTTTGGACATTCGTATTTTTTAATATCTGTAGATTTCTCAAAACAACATCTCTCAAAACTGTAATCATTGATTCTGCAACACTTCTTCCGATTGCATCCATATCCCAATTAATTACATTTATTGCACACATGCTAGCTCCAGTTTCTGTGAGGATTCCTTTAATATCTACACTTGCAACATCCACTACATCCGCATACCAATCACTCCAGTTAAATCTTGTTAAAGCATTGATTGTTGATTCAACATTGAGAACATAAACATCTGTTGCTGCAGTAGCTTTTGCAGTTGCATTTGCATTTGCTCCAACTCTTGCAAGGATGTCTGCGTTTTTTGTAAAGATTCCAACATCTGCCATATTATTTACAGAAAGCCATAATATTTAAAGTTTTGTCTTTCATGCAAAATGCTCCTCGCTTGAGTGCTTCAAAAATATGGTCATAGTTCCCGTA